TTACTTTTTCCTTTTTTAACATGACTGAATAAAATTCACCATCAAAAATTGGTAATAATGAAGAACTAATTTCTTTATACCCGTCTGAACCAGACAACATAAATGAAACTGTTCCGTAATTATCAGTAGAACCATTATCTTTTGTTTTAATAGCCCATTGTGTATCTTTTTGAACAAGAATTTGATCTGATCCAGATATTGATTTGAATCTAAATTCTACTGTATCAGGTTTTCTACTACTATTAGTATCGTTTACCCATGTAGTTTCTACATATTGTGAACCACTAAATCCTAATGCTCTTGTAAATTTTCTTGATATTTCAAACGACGGTCTTTGATCAGCATTATCCATTCCACCATATTCTCTTACTCTCAAAATAGAAGATGGTATACCATAACAATTTAATATTCCCTTTAAAGAACCAATAGTACCTTTAGATTTTAACAAATATGGCATACTCGCTATTAATCGTTTTGTTGTTTCTTTTGAAATATCTCCTTCGGGTGGTGAACTTAAAGAACCAGATGTATAAAGTGTATATGTAGTACCACTTAATTTTTGTCCAAAACCAATTCTACTTAAATCTAATAAATCTTTACCATCGTGTATATCCCACCCCAAAGATTGAGCTAAATTAAAAATTAAATCTTTAGAAAATCCTTCTGTTAAATCATTTTGTCTATCTGTTATATCTGATAGTGCTTTTATATAAACCCAAAGTTCATCAAATTGCTGACCTATCATATCTATAAAATCTAAAAAATTTATATCTGAATTTTCACTTACATGTGGTGGTAATAAATTTACTAATCTATTTGGATTATCTCTATCATATAAAGAAGCGGTATATATCTGACCTGCTTGTGATTTATGTGAACCATACCAAGTAGTAAAATCACTATGAGAAGAACTTACTGGTTTAAATGGATCTGCATAAGTACCAGTACCTGTTTTAGGCCAAGAAGAATCTATAAACTCACCCATTGAACTCGAAGCATAAGAAGAACTTATATTATAAAGATAAGTTTCATATCCATCAAAATTATTTTTTACTGCTCGTATTTTATTATCATAATTTCCTAAAGTATATGCCGACCCTGAAACTCCAACTAATGACGCGCTCTCTGCAGTATATGATTCTATCTGTTGAATTTTATATTTAAAGTTTTTTAATCTTTTTTCTGCAGATGAAAAATTGATATAATTTTCAAATTTAGTATAATCTATATTTAAATCAATTGGTTTATTACTACCACTTATATATTTATCAATTATTTGTTTCTGTAAGTCTGAATCTGTAGTAATTAAATCATTATAACTCTTTAATTCTGTAGTTCGTTTAGTTATCGGTGAATCTACTGGTACTGAATCTGGAACTCTTAAAACTAAAACATCTTCATCTTCTTGATCATATGCTACCAATTCAACTATTTCTGTTTTTTGTGGTAACATTTCTCTTACTATATAAGTATTATCTTTTTCTTCTATATCCTCTGGTAGTGATTCATATAATTTAAAAATTACAGAATATGGTACTAGAGGAAATGTTTCTATATCAGATTTTATATTTGTAACTAAATGCTTTTGATCACCTCCAAAATGTAAATAAGTATATAAATCTCGTTTATAGTTTGTTTTGTAAGTAATCATCCAATCGTTAAAAGTTGAACCTGCAGGTTTATAAACTCCTTCAGGATATTGCGTTGGAAATAAATTATTCGCCACTTTATCTCTGATCTCTGCGAAATTTACATTAAGTGTAAGTACATTATTACTTACATTTTCTATTTTTGCAGTAAACGGTCCTGTAATTGGTACAATATCTGGAAAGCTGGGTACAACTCTTACTTCTACTATTTCTGACTCAATATTATAATAATTTTGACCCATATCTACAGATCCAGTACCATCTTCTAAACCTTGAATGGTACAACGGATTTCCCAATCTGAATAATCTGATAAATTGAAGTCTTTGTAGACGTTGCCAGGGGTGGTCCATGTGCCACCATGCACGGGATTTGGGATAGTTACTAGCTTAGGTTGTTGAGCTATAGTTTCCCAAGTACCGTCTTTTGGTCTCTGTTCAAATAAATAACCTTCTACTTGCTCGTTATCCCACATAGCATCTATAGTTACTATAATTCCGGAATTATTTTCCTGGGCAGCAAGTCCAGATTCTATTATATACCCAATACCATCTGTATCAACTACACCAGGCCCAAAATTAGTAATTGTTACAATACTGGATTGATCAGCTAATACGGGGTCTTCCTGTTGTGAGCTAATTAATTCTTCTATAGTAGGTGTTTCTATATATGGTATACTCATAACTTAATCAAGTCTAGTAGTTTCAATACAACAAGGTAAATGTAATGTAGAAGTTGTGATATCTTCTTTGATTGTTAATTTTATACCTATATGCATATCCCAACTGTTTAATGTAATTCTAATTTGACTACCATTAGTACTATTCATTTCTGTTATAATAAATCCTTCACCTCCTTGACTGTCTTCTCGGTGTATTATGACATCTTCACCTGCCACAAGCTGTTCCCAACGGTTTATACCGGACGGTTGATCATTTTCCCAGCCTGTAATTTCCCATGTATAATTTATAGATGGATTTTCAGTTTCATCGGCTTCAGATCCTGCGGCGCCCATTAATCTAGAAACACTTTTTATAATAATTTCACCTTCAGGTTTATATGCCGGCGGATTAAATATACCGCGATTTAAGCCTTTAATGTCGGCAAAGTTTTGGCCAGTGTTGATCGGATAATAATCATACACTTTATGCCTGCGAGTAGGATAAGTTTTAGGAGTTTTCTTCCAGTGCCAACCGATTGCTGAATATACACCTGATTTATCCATAGCTTCAGGAATTATATCATCTGTTATCCCAGTGAATCTCTCATATATTGCGCCGTTGGGTGACCTTATACCTTCTGCAGAACCATCTTCTAGTAATGCTGTGTCGTAGTTGGAGATATAAAAAAGAGCTTCAAGTACGTCATTACTATATGTTTCTACAGTAGGTGCATCTTGTGATATCCATCCAGGGGGTGGTGGTCTTTGATATTGATCAACAATAAAAACATCAGGTAACGTTATTGTACCACCTACCATTTGTTGTAAAAACTGTGCGGTTGAATCTTCTACTTCTAATTGATAACTTTGACCAAGTCCATTACTGTCATCTTTGAAGTTTAAACCGCTCAAGCCTTGTATTCCTGACGACTTTACTCTTTTATTTATATGTTGAATGTTATAAAAATCTCTCAAATATTTTTCATCTTTGATATTTAAAGGAATTAATCTTACTTCTTTTCTAGTTGGTGATATTTCATGTATAAGATATTTATATTCTTTTATAAACAAACTTTTACCAATTTTTGCTCTATCTGTTGGATTACTTGGATCGAAATCTCCAGTATATCTCTCATTATTTATATCAACTAATACATATTCATATGAACCCGCAACTTTTCTTAAAAAATTATATTTAACTACATAACGACCTCTATCATAACCTAATTTTCTTAATATAGTACCTGTTTTTAATTTTATTCCTTCTCCCTCATCATATATATAATCTCCACTATCAACTACAGCACTTTCTAAAAAAGTTTCATTTGTATCATATATTAAAACTTCAATATAATCATTGGGATTTTCAGTAAACTCTCCTCCTAAATATGCATACTCTGTACTACTTAAATCAATAGTTTGGCCAGTTTGTAAAAGTTCTAAATCTGTTGCATTTAATTTACTCATTATGCTATAGGATCTCCATTAGGTATATTCTTTAGTTTAGACTTATCAATTGTTATTAAATCTTGACGTGTGTGTCCATTACCAAAAAAAGCAGACAAATTTAAAAATAGTCTTTTCTGATTATTTTCTATTCTCCACTTTCTAGTATCATTAGCTGTTTCCATTTTTACAACCATACCGTTAACAATTCCACTTGGTAATTCGTCCGCATATAAATCTTCTGCTAATTCAGTTATATTTCTATCAATAATACTCTCTAAATTATTTGTTTTTAAATATTTAGGTAATTTTTCATTAGTTATAGTATGCAACATATTATACCCTAAATCATCAATATAAAATTCAACAGGTAATACACTAGCGTAAAGTGATTCTTCTAAAGATGCGTCTTCTAACCCAAGACCAGTGAAAACATCTTCAAATGAAATTAGAGCTCCAGCTTCATCTCTAAAAAAGTTTGCTACGTTGTTTGATATTTTATTTAAATAAGAGTTTCTTAAATTACCCACAAACTCTTGATAAAACTCTACATTTTCTAACTCATCTCTTGTATATGGCATTACAGCGAAACCTTAAATGTAAATCCTTCATCAAAATATTGATCTGTTTCGTCTACCGTACCACTACCACTTACTACTCTAAATCTAAGAGTGTAATATCTTTCTGGTTGATAACCATTCATCCAAAGATTAAAATAATTACCAGTTGAATCACAACTTAATTTAGAACCACTACCAAAAGGTACTATAACATCTTCTGTTTCGGCGTCTACAATTGAATAGTATGAAGAACCACTTGGTAAATATTTTGCAGTTAAATTAGACGGTGTTGTTGAATATGTCTTATCTGGAAATCTTTCACGACCGACAACTCTAAAACGAGTTTTAGATTTTTCTTTATATTCTTCTCGTAATCCTTTCATATAAAAAACCGTATCCTCTAAATTAGTTCGAGATAATGCTGATAATGAGCCCGTGGACCATTTAGAATCGTCCCATACAACTTCCAAAGTTGGTGGATATTTTGTATGAGTATCAGATGAGAAAAATGCTAAATTACCAAATCTATCTGTATTACCTTCATCACTACCAGTATTTGCATTCGCTATACTACCACTACGTTTAATCATAAAACCTTCATTAGGTATTGAACCACTCAACCAATTTTTTACAATATCTGTTACTTCCATCCTCATATCTGAAGTTTTATGATTAAATCCAAAAGACTCTTGAAATCCACTACCAGAATACCATTGGCCTCCAGATGAACTTACCGTATTAAGCCAAAGTTTTCCATTAGTTTTACCGTGTCTATATATCCAACTTGCCCCTTCTCTAGATATTGGATTATCATACGTATGACCTTCTCCCATTGTCCAAGAACCACTTATTGGGTGTGCATATAAACTTTGAGAAACTGCTAAATTACGTGAATGAGCATCATATAAATTTAAATAATATCTTGAACCCCATCTAGCAGTTTTACTTGGTGCTGGTATTAAACTGGATCCTATTGAACTAGAAATAAAACTTAAATCAAACTTTATTAAAATACGAGAAACATTTACTGACGCTCCTGTATCACTGACATCTTTTTTAATTTCTAATATCTCATCTAAACCGGCATTTAAACTACTACTAGCCTGATATAATGTTGTATCTTTTTCTGCAAATGTAAAATAATGCATCTATCTATCCCCCAGTACCTAAATTATCACCTAATACTTTTCCTTGTATATCAGAATTAGGATACTTAACTTCAAAAATACTTGGGTCTAATGCAGGATATAATATACCTTCTATCATCCCACTATCAATATCATAAAAATTACCTGAATATCCGTCCGCTAATGTATACTTATTTTTTATTAACATTGATAAATTATTAGGATTATTTTCCTTTGGCGGTACTACTGTAGCAACTCCATCAATTAATGACAATTCATATGCTATATCTGATAACACTATTGGTTGTCCAATTTGCCATCTATCAATATTAAAAAAATCTTGAACTGCTGCTATACATCTTAATAAAACATCATTCTTATTAAATCCTAGTTTTGTTAATATTGCAAAATCAACTGCGATGTTTATAATATATGCATCTTTAATATTAATTGCATCAGTTGCTAATCTATATTGTGATAAATAAGTTTTTAAATTTCCTTTTACTGTTTGATTTAACGGTGCTAAATTTTTGTTTGCATTATATCCAAGAGTATATAAATTCATAGCCAACGGATTTGGTATTCTTACTGAAACTGATTTGACTGATTTACCAACATCATCGGCTGTAATCAAACTATTTTGATTTGATAATCCCATAGATTCATTAAGTTGATCATCTTGTACCATAAATGCCTTGGCTATATTACCATATTTAGATGGTAATGAATACGTTCTTACTATATAATCTTCTTTAGTAACTGCTCGTTGTTGAGCTTGATAATATGCAAGTGCACTTTCACGAACTTCTCTAATACTTTGTCCTGCAGAACCTCCAGTTGCTGGGTTTGGATTAGTAACTGCCAATGAATCTTTAGCGTTCTGGACGTCCGTAGATGATAATAAATTAGCTTGAATACCAAAACTAACACTTGATATTGCTGTAATACTATTTGCATTAGCATTATCACTAATACCTCCACCATGTGCATATTTAACTGTAAGTGTTGTATTTGATGGTGCTAATCCAAAAGCTTTTGTTTTTAAAAAATTTGAAGGGTCAAATGCTTTTGTTAAATAAGATGGACTACCTGGTAAAGATGAACCTACTG